CTTCCTTGAGGCTTTGGACCTGCTGAGGGAGGCGGAACTACCGAGGCTTGACCGAACGGCGATGGTCAAGAAGTTGGTGTTCTCAGCGGCAAAGAAGGCTGAGGGTGAGGGGAGAAAGCGGCGATGAAGAAAGCGACCGTTCAGCGTCTACAGAAGATCGCAGACGCCAAGCGCGCGAAGATGTACGCGGCGATAGAGGCCTGTGAGAAAGCCGACCGCGAACTTGATGCGGCAATTGAGGAGCTTGAGCGGCCGACGCCAGAGCAACAAGCTGCCGAAGACGAAGCTAGGCGCAAAGCCGTCGCTGAAATGGAAGAACATTTCGAGGCTTGGATCGACGACAAGCATTAAGTGAACGGGATCAGATTGGAGGCTTAGCCGGAATGAGCCGCGATGATGACTTGATATTCAATTGGGGTATCGCTGGCGTTCTGCTCGCGATTGCGTCCGCTTTCTGCGGGCAGGTCGGAATCTTGCCGGTTCGCATCGCCTTTTGGGGACTATACTCGGGTCTGATCTTTTCCTTCTTGCTGCTAGCATTCCTGGTTGCCCGCAACATTGCGAGAGACAGGTAGGAATGATAGGAACTTACCAGAAATTACCGGAAAGGCATGTTAAGCGTTTGACAAATTACACAGATTTGCTATTCTTGGTGCTTCGACTTTCCGATAATTTCAAAAAAATTTGCTGAAACATTCCGATTGTTGCGTTTTTGCACTATCGCTCCGGCCTTTAATCGGTTAGAAGCAAAGCACACTGCACGAATTGCCCGAACCCGCCGAGCCAACGCTCCGAGCGGGTTTTTTCATGCTCGAATCCTGTCCGCAGAGGATCAGGAGACCATCACCGCCCGAAGACGCACACCGGCATATCTCGGACACTCTCAAACACATGAGCAAGCGAGAAAAGCTGCGGGAGCAGATCGGCGGCGTATGGAACTCACCGACCTATGGTTCTGGACAGGTTTCATTCTAGGAGCAGGGTGCTGGTGGCTGATCTATTGGCCTTGGATGTGAGGGGATGACGGACGCCAAGCAGAAGGCTCCGACCGATTGGGAGCGCATGTTTCCTCGGACAGAGCAGGGCCTAGAGTTTGCCATTGTCGAGATGCTGCGCCATCCGGCCCTGTTGGCTGAAATGGGCTGGCCTCCAATCGTGAGAGTGCGCAGGCAAGTCCGCATTGGCCAGCAATTGACCGATATCGCGATAGAGCACGAGGACGGCTCTGCAACTATCATCGAAGTCAAGCAGGGCGGCCTATCGCTTCGGGACTACTGCACCGGCATCGGCCAATTGATCTATCAGAGCCTCATGGCAATGTCGTTCTTTCAAACGGCAAAGGTGCGCCGTGTATTGGCGACTCCTGGGCCAATCTCGATTGATCTGCAAATGACTTGCATTGCGGCCGACATCGACATTCTCCCGACCATGACGATGGACCAATGGCACGAAAGCCTGCCTTCGGAGCGAACCCATTGAATTATTTGAGGTTCATCTATTTATCTAAAATAGACGAAAAATAGATGGCTATTGGCAAAAAGACGGGCGGCCGAAAGCCCGGTTCAAAGAACAAGATGTCGTTGGCGAAGCGGGATGAACTCGCGCGCATGATCGACAAGGGGACATCCCCACTCGAATACCTGCTCAGCGTCATGCGGAGCGAAGAAGCCGAACAGAAAGAACGGATCGACGCGGCCAAGGCTGCAGCTCCGTATATCCATCCGAGGCTGAACGCCGTCGAGCTCACCGGCAAAGACGGCGAGCCGATCCAGTCGGAAACAACCGTAACTCTTGATGCTAACACCGCCGAACGCCTCCGCCGTCTCGTGGAGTGATCTCGGCCCCGGCGAGAGAGCTTGCGTCAAACACCTCTGCGAGCAATCGCACCTCTATTTCACACGCCTATTCTTCAAAGAGGTTCAGGGGTCCGCTTTCAGAGTCGGTCAGCATCACCGGGTTTTGTGCCAGACGCTCGATCGGGTTTTGGCTGGCGAGATTGACCGGCTGATTGTCTCGGTCCCGCCAGGCTACACCAAGACGGAAGCCGCCGTAGTCGCGTTCGTGGCTCGTGGCTTGGCTAAGAACCCGAAGGCCAAGTTTATTCACACGTCGTTCTCTGGCGAGCTCGTCAACGAGAACTCGGTGCGGGTGAAGGATGTCATCGCGTCCGAGCCTTATCAGGCGATGTGGCCGATCGCATTCAAGGGCGATCAGTCTGCCAAGGGACTTTGGCGCACCGAACACGGCGGCGGGTTGCTAGCCAAGCCTGCAGGCGGTCCAATTACCGGCTTCCGAGCCGGGACGATGGAGCCTGGATTTACCGGTGCTCTGATCATCGACGACCCTCTAAAGCCCGACGACGCGTTCTCGAACACCGAGCGGGAAAAGATCAACCGCCGCTGGAATACGACATTCAAGTCGCGGCTTGCCCGTGAAGACGTGCCGGTCATCGTCATCATGCAGCGGCTCCACGCCGAAGACTTTGCAGGCTTCCTGCTCCGAGGCGGCGCGGACTGCGAGTGGCATCACCTGATGCTGCCGGCTAGGATCGACAATTCGCAGAGCTATCCGGCCGAGTTCACGCATGGCATCCCGATCGAGCACGGTCTACCGGATGGTCCGCTCTGGCCTGAGAAGCACAACGAAGAACACCTAAAGCAGCTTGAAGCCGACGCCTACACGTTCGCTTCGCAATACATGCAACGCCCGATTGCCTTGGGCGGCAATCTGTTCAAGTCGGAATGGCTGGTCGGATACAAGTCCGACGAGCTTCCGAACATGCGCTACCGCGTGATCTTCGCGGACACGGCACAGAAGACGAAGGAAAAGAACGACTATTCAGTCTTCCAATGCTGGGGACTTGGCATTGACGGACTCGCCTATCTGATCGACCAAGTGCGGGGCAAGTTCCAAGCGCCTGAGCTTTTAGCGACGGGCCGCATGTTCTGGCAAAAGCATCTGGCGATGCCGGCGCGGTTCGGAACGCTCCGGTCATTCGGGATCGAAGACAAGGTTTCCGGCACCGGGCTCATTCAGCAGCTCCAACGGGAGCGCGTGCCGGTCGTCGCCATCCAGCGCGACAAAGACAAATACACACGCGGCATGGACGTGGTGCCGTACTTCGCAAACCGATTGGTGCGGTTGCCGACTGATCAACCTTGGTATGGCGATTGGCTCTACGAAATCCTGCAATTCACCGGCCAAGGTGATGCGCACGACGACCAAGTTGATCCATGCATCGACGCGCTAAAGGAATTATTGGGCGGCGGCCTAACTTATGGAGCTTGGGTGAATTGAGCCTAGATCACGCCTATCTCCGCAGCATCCTATCTTACGATGAGACTGTTGGCAGGTTTACCTGGTTGGTAAAACGTCGCGGTATGACCGAGCCAAATCCCATCGCTGGCGGAGTAATAAGTCGCGGCTATCGCGGTGTCGGAATAGACGGCCAACGCTATCTGGAACATCGTCTTGTTTGGTTTTATGTTCACGGTGTCTGGCCCGCTGACCAAATCGATCACATCAATGGCGACCGTTCTGACAATCGCATCTCGAATCTTCGAGAGGCCAGTCAGAGCCAAAACAACGGCAATTGCCGCAAGCGCGGCAATAACGTCTCCGGCTACACGGGAGTATTCTGGAATACACGTCACGCGAAGTGGCAGGCGCAAATAGCAATGAACGGCCGCAATAATTATATCGGCCTATTCTCTGACATCGAGGAAGCAGTCGCGGCACGAAAGGCCGCTGCTAAGCGCATCCACGGTGATTTCGCGAGATTGGAGTAGGCGATGAAATTCCTCGATAACATGAGCAATTTCATCGCTCAGCTTGGCGTCGGCAAGTCGAAAGCTGCGCAAGACCAGTTCATCATGCGGGAGTTCCAGCAGCAAGAGCTGATGGCGCTCTACCGGTCAGACTGGATCGGCCGCAAGGTCATTGATGCGCCCGTCTTCGATATGTTCCGCGAGTGGCGGAACTGGCAGGCCGAAGACACCGACATAGAACTGATGGAGCAGACCGAAGACCATCACCAGGTCAGGAATAAGCTCTCGCTCGCGCTCCGCATGGCCCGCCTCTATGGTGGGGCGGCAATCATCATCGGCGCCGACGTCGCCAACCCAGACAAGCCATTGCGTCCGAACGCCATCGGCAAAGGCGGTCTCAAATACCTGACCGTCGTCTCCCGTCTACACTTGCACGTCAATGAGATCGATCGCGATCCGTCATCGCAGACCTTTGGCGAACCTCTATTCTACACCCTTGGATCGCAGGCCCAGGGCTCGGTGCAAATCCATCCATCGCGCGTTCTGCGGTTCATCGGCAACGACCGGCTTGATATAGATTTCAACGTCGATGGCTGGGGCGATAGCGTGCTGATGGCGATGTATGATGCGATACATCATGCGGCGCTGTCTCAGGCCGGGATTGCCGAACTGATCCACGAAGCCAAGGTTGACGTAATCCAAATCCCGAACCTCGGGACGAGTCTTTCTACGGACGCGGGCACCAAGGCCATCGCCACGCGATTCTCGAACGCCAACATGATTAAGAGCATCAACAACATGCTCTTGCTGGACAAGGATGAGGTTTGGGACCGCAAGCAGACGCAGTTTGCTGGCCTGCCCGATATTCTCGATCGCTATATCCAGATCGTCTCAGGTGCCGCTGACATCCCGGCCACGCGCCTACTCGGTCAGGCCCCGAAGGGCATGAGCGCCACTGGCGACAGCGATATGCGCAACTACTACGACATGGTGGTTGCGATGCGGGAGCAGGCGATCGGTCGGCAGTTGGCCTACCTCGATCAAATTCTATGGCTTGATGCTAAGGGTGTCATCCCGAAAGACGTCTATCCCGAATGGGAACCGCTGTGGCAGATGACGCCGAAGGAAAAGGCGGACGCGGCCTATGTGAAAGCCCAGGCGACCAACATTTACGCCACCCTCAATATTATGCCAGAAGAAGCTCTGAGGGCAGGCGTGCAGAACCAGCTCATAGAAGACGGAACATATCCGGGCCTGGAGGCAGCCATTGAGGACCTACGATCTCAAG